TGCCATTCCCTGGTAGCTCAATTGGCAGAGCATTCGACTGTTAATCGAAGGGTTCCTGGTTCGAGTCCAGGCCGGGGAGCTTCACAGGTCTCGGTCCGTCAGGGCCGGGGCCTGGCTTCGTTTCCAGGCCCAGCGTCCACGTGGCGGGCACGCCGTAGGCCAGCTCGATCCGCTTCGCGATCGCAACCACATCTCGCGGGGCATCGATTCGCCCTGACTCCCAGGTGGAGAGGCTTTCGCGCTTACGGCCGATGGCATCCGCAAACTCACCCTGCGAGACGTTGAGTGCGCGCCGGATCTTCCGGATCCGGTCGCCGAACGTCCATCCCAGGCGCTCCGCCCATGCGCTAGTGCTGGCTTCTGTACTCATACCGGTGATCATAGCGTGAAAACCTGGGTAAACCTATGGAAACCTGGGTAAAGATTGCCCAGGGGTTGACTTTTACCTCTAGGTAACCCTAGGTTCCGTGGCATGAGCGAAATTACGCATGGGGACGAAACCCTACAGGCGGTGCCCATCGGCGTCGCCGCCTCACGCCTACATGTATCCGTCGACACCGTGCGCCGTTGGGAGACTGAAGGCAAGATCGCCTCAACCCGCACACCTGGCGGTCAGCGCCGCTTCACCATCGCCGAGATCAAGCGTGTGAAGAACGGCGAACCCGCCGAGCCCGCCGAGGCGGTGCAGCCATGAGCGAGCCACTCCCCGACTACACCCCCGCGACAGCCAAGCTGACCCAGCAGATCAACGCCTACAAGAACGCCGATCTACTGCTTCTTGCGGTCACGCGCCTCCGCTGCGAGGAGCCGACCCTGCGCGGCAAGATCATCAGCGAGGTAGGCGACGCTCTGGCCGAGGTAGGCGAGGGACTCGGCGAGCTTGACCAAGGCCGGATCCGTGGTGCTCTGGCCTGCCTGCTGAGCGCTGGCAGTGGCAGCGAGGGCGAGGCGCCTCGCGTCGATGGGGTTGGGCATGTTGTTCTTCCTTCCGTGGGTGAGGGCGTTGCCGCGCCCTGTGATCCCAGGGTAGGTGGCGGGGCTGACACTTCGGTGTCGAGTGGGGACGCGGGAGTGCCCTTCCTGCCCGCGTCCCCAGACCCTGGCCCCGATCGTTGGTCGGAGACCGGCCTGATCGTCGGGGTGGAGTTCGTCCGCGCCGACGCGGAGGGATACGACCCGACGCCCCGACCGGAGGGCACCTACGTCACGGTGCGGTTGGATCATGACGCGGCGTCGGCGTGGCCGATGCGGGTCGTCGTCACCAAGACCGACGGGGCCGAATCGTGAGCGGGCCTCGTCGTCGTCCAGAGGACGTGGTGCAGACCGTGGAGGAGGCGCGCCGCGACACGGTCGCGCTCGCCCTCACCCTGGTGGTGACGGTGCTGATGTTCGCCGCGGCCGCGGCCGCTGACCTTCAGGGGTGGTGACATGCGCTGCAGCGTCGTGGGATGCCCTCTGCCCGTGCAGGGCCGGAGATGGTGTGGCGTCCATCAGGAGGCGTGGACGCGTGGGCGAACCGTGACGTGGACGCTCGGCTGCCTGGTGATCGGCTGGATCGTCGTGATCGCCGGGCTGGCCGTGGTGGTTGTGTTGTGGCGGGCGGTGACCTCATGAGCGCCGTCGCCGTTGCACAGCAGTACGACCTGTTCGGCGAGGACGAAGCCCGTGAGGCCGAGCACACGCGCTGGCGAGAGTGGAACAACTCGCCGCACACATGCCCGTCGTGCGGGCGCACCGAACGCAACGGGCTGCTGTTCGAGAACAACCACGGCTACCGGTACGGCGAGGAAGGGATCTGTGGCTGGCCGCTGTTCGGGCATCCGATCTACGGGCGCTTCTGCTCCGCGCAGTACCTCATCCGGAACCACATCCACTATGCCGTGAAGACCGGCGACGCGGCGATGCTCGCGGAACGGTCGAAGTGGGGTCGGGAGTACGGGCTTGATGTTGAGGCGATCATCGCCGAGGCCCGGGCGGAGATGGATTCGTGAGCCCGGTCATCGAGTACGTCGCGCAGGACTTCCGCGCCTCGACCCTGGCCATCATCAACCAAGCCCGCACGATCTGCGAGGACTACGCGGCCCAGGGCTACGAGTTGACGCTACGCCAGCTGTACTACCAGTTCGTCGCCCGCGGTCTCCTCGCCAACAGCGATAAGAGCTACAAGCGGCTCGGGTCGATCATCAACGACGCCCGCCTCGCCGGTCTCCTCGACTGGGACCACATCAACGACCGCACCCGCTACCTCCGGACCAGCTCCACCTGGCTGAACCCGTCCGAGATCATCGAAGCGTCGTCGGATCAGTTCGCCCGGAACTGGTGGATGGTATCGAGGCAGCAGTACCGGCCCGAGGTGTGGGTCGAGAAAGACGCCCTCGTCGACGTCGTCGCCCGCGCCTGCCAGCCCTGGCAGGTCCCGCACTTCTCCTGCCGCGGCTACGTGTCCCAGTCGGAGATGTGGCGCGCCGGTGTGTGGATGCTCCGCCACCGGAAGAACGGTCTCATCCCGGTCGTGATCCATCTTGGCGACCACGACCCCTCCGGGATCGACATGTCTCGGGACATCGCCGACCGCCTCCGTCTGTTTGCCGACGGTGCCGTCGAGGTCGTGCGCGTCGCACTCACCATGGACCAGGTCGAGCAGTACGCGCCGCCGCCGAACCCGGCCAAGCTCACCGACTCCCGCGGATCCGACTACGTAGCGCGCTACGGCTACCAGTCGTGGGAGCTCGACGCGCTCGAGCCGCAGGTCCTGGTCGACCTGATCTCCGAGCAGATCCGGCTCCGGATCACCGACGAGAGCGCCTGGGAGCAGGTGCAGGACGAAGACGCCGATACCCGCTCGAGGATGCGCGACGTCGCTGACCGGTGGGACGACCTGTACGAGCGCTGGACCGACGTCGAGGAGGCCCTCGATGCCTAGCCGTGATCATCGTCATGGTTGGTGGCCGCCGGCCGGCTCCGTGATTGTGGTCCCCGGCCCCGGCATCCACTGCACGGTCTGCGGGGCGTCGGAGCGGCAAGGGAACCCGCGCGCCGCGGTGGCCGCAACCAGGGCGCATCGCTGCCCCGCCGGCACTCGTGGCGCGGTCCCGGTGTGTCCGGTGTGCCTGTCGAGGACGGAGCAGTGCGTGACCCCGGCCGCCGATGTCCGTCAGGGCGAGCGGCGTCGTCTGGTTCCGGCCTGGCATGAGGAGCGGACCGCGCTAGCCATGCAGGCGATCGCCGAGCGTGAACGGGGGCGGTCCTGATGGGCCGGTCGAGCGTGCCGTACTACCCGCGCCGCATGAGGGTTTTCACCGCCGCCTGGTCGTCGGGTGCCGAGTGTCCGCGGTGCGCGGTGGTGATCGCGTACGAGGACCTGTGCACGGTCGACCGGCACGGCCAGGTCATCCACGCCGATTGCGAGGACCCTCGTGGCGCCCGCGACGAACGCTGATCCCGCCGGCCCGAACTGCAGCTTCTGCGGGCATGCCGTCGACCATCCGTATCCGTGCCCGGGCGAGATCACCGTCTGGGCCGACAAGACCACGGGCGGCAAGGGCCGCTCAACCATCCAGGCGCCGTGCCCCTGCGCACGGCACAACCACCCACGAAAGGACCAGCCATGACCGACGCCGACGAGACATTCATCGGCCACCTCGAGGAGTCCGACTCCCAGCTCCACGAGGCGATGTACCTCCTGAACCTTGTGCGGCTGGAGCTCCCCCGCTCACGCACCTCCACGGCCCTCGACATCGCTCTCGACAAGGCCGCTGACGCGCTCGCCAAGGCCCGCCAGATCCTGCTCACCGAGCTCACCGAGACTGTGAAGGAGGTGGCGATAAATGGGGCGTAAGAAGATCACGCCGCGGACGATCACCTGGTCGTGTCACGGCTACGACGTGCGGCTCGACGAGGACGGCGTCGCGCTCATCGCCACCTCCACGCACCGGCACCTCGAGGAAGGCGAGCTGCGGCAGCTCCTCGAGGTTGTCGCGGCAGCGTTCGGTGTGAAGGAGACCGGCCGCGCGCCGATCCCCGCGGCGGATGAGATCGGCTGGGATCAGCGGTCGAGGGAGTACCAGGCTGCGCGTCTGGCCCAGGTGACTCAGGCGGCGATCCGGACCGAGCTGGTCGGCCCCGACCAGGTGCCGTTCTGATGGCCACGCGCTTTACCCGCCGGAACCACGGGAAGGGTCACTCGTACACGATCGACGGCGCCAAGGTTCCCGGCGTCACCACCATCATCGGGATCCTGGACAAGCCTGCCCTGCTGGACTGGGCCGCGCGCGAGACCGCCGCCTACGCCGACGACCACTGGGCCGAGCTGTCGACGCTCCGGTCAGCGGATCGGATTGAGCGGCTCACGAAGGCCCGCTACGCCACGAACCGGCGCGCCGTCGTCCAGGGCAACCGCGTCCACGCACTCGGTGACCGGATCTCCCGCGGGGAGCAGATCCCCACCAATGAGATCCCGGCAGAGTTGGTGTCGTGGGTGGAGGCCTACGCCCGGTTCCTCGACGCCTGGGACCTGGAGGTCCTGCACACGGAGATGCCGGTCGCGAACACCGCCTACCGGTACGCCGGCACCCTGGATGCGATCGCCTACTCGCCGCGGCTCGGCACGATCCTGCTCGATTTGAAGACCGGTAAGGGCGTCTACGACGAGGTCGCCCTCCAGCTCGCCGCGTACCGGTACTGCGACCTCGGGATCGTGCAGGAGCAGGTCACAGGCCCGCGCGGCGGCGTCCGCACCGAAGACCGCCAGATCCCCGTCCCGGCCGTAGATGAGACGTGGGTCGCGCACCTGCATGAGTCGTCGGTCGAGTTCCGGCCCGTGCAGGGCGACGCCGAGACCTACGACACGTTCCTGTTCATGGCCGAGGTCTACGACCGGTGGGTGCGCCGCACCTCCTGGAAGAACCGTGACGACGAAGACGCGCTGAGAACCATCGGCGCCCCCGCATACCCCGAGGACTACCCAATCAAGGAGACACGATGACCATCGAGAAGTGGGGACCCAGCGTCCCCGACACCACCACCACCGCCCAGGGGCGGGATACCGACTCGTGGGCGCCGATGCTGCCCGCTGTCGCTGACCTGGCGGAGAAGATCTGCGGGACGGAGTTTGTGCCGACATCGCTGCGGAACTCCGTGCCGAAGACCGCGGCCGCGATCCTGTTCGGCCGGGAGCTCGGGTTGCCGCCGATGACGGCGCTCGGGTCGGTCCACGTGATCCAGGGCCGGGCGGGGATGTACGCCGAGACGATGCGCGCCATGATCCAGGCGTCCGGGCACGAGATCCGCGTCACCGAGATGACCGAGACCCGCTGTGTGATCAAGGGCCGCCGGCGCGGTGATGACGAGTGGGTCACGGCGTCCTACTCGATGGCCGAGGCCGTGAAGGCCGGCGATGCGGCGAAGAACCCGAACTACAAGTCGCGGCCGGCGGACATGCTGCTGGCCCGGGCGTCGGGGCGGCTGGCGAAGATGCACTTCGCGGACGTGATCAAGGGCCTGGGGGTAGCGGAGGAGCTGTCGACGTTGGGCGGCGATGTCGTCGAGGTCGCGCAGGTCGCGGCGCCTGCTCCTGGTGAGGTGGAGTCCGGGCCGGTTGCCAGCGTCGGGCGTCGACGGCCCTCGGAGCCGGTTGAGAATCGCGCAACCGCTGCACCTGCACCGCGTCAGCGGATGACCCGGCCTGCCCCGAAGACCGCCACCGCCCCGCCGCCCGCGCCCCCGGCCGCGGCGGAGACCGCGCCGGCGACCGAGGTCGTCGATGCCGAGGTCATCGATGAGCACACCGGAGAAGTCACGGTCGATGAACAGCGCCGGAAGGTCACGACCTACGTGATCATGCAGTGGGACCGGCTCAAGGTCGCGCAGCGCGAGGAGCGGCTCTACCTCACCGGGGAGGTCGTCGGCCGCGCGGTGGCGTCGACAAACGACCTGACTGCTCAGGAGCTGTCGGCGCTGGCCGATGAGCTGGGCAAGGCCAGAGATATCCGGGCGTTGCAGGCACAGATCGACCAGCGGAAGATCGATGAGGAGACCAGTCATGGGTGACCTCGCTGACGACATCGTGAGGAAGGCCCAGGCCGCCTACGCGGGCGCGACCCGGTACCGCGGGATGGACACGTCCGGGCCGATGCGGGCCGCGCTCGCCGCGGTCGACGGCGAACTGCGAGCGCTCTATGCCTGCCAGGGGACGCATCTGGAGGGCCAGGCGGAGCTGGCGAGGCAGCGGCTCGAGTGGGCAGCTACGACCGAGCCCGAGGAGCGGATGCTGGCGGACGCGTACCACCTCGCCGCCGCCCAGGTCCACGCGCTCCTGGCGCTCGTCGGTGAGGTCGCCCAGCTGCGCGCCGTCCTCGATCCCGACTGCACCCCGACCCCTGAGGAGTCGTGATGGCCACGCTCTCTGAGTGGATCGCGCAGCAACGCGAGATCGTCGGCCGCCCCGCCGAGTCCTACTGCCGGTGCCCGAACGCGGACGTGGAATGGCACCTTGAGGGCTGCCTCGGCGAGGCGGAGGCCGACCGGCAGCAACGCTGCATGCAGGCGGAGCATTGGGTCCGCGAGGCCCCGGCCGCTCTCGCACGGCTAGACCGGGAGGGGCCCGACCTGCTCGCGCGGGCGGGCTCTCACCCGGAGCTCGCGCTCCGGACCATCCGGTACCTGCTCGACGCGCTGCTGGTTACCTCCACCAACGTGCGGGAGTCGCGCATGCTGGACGCGCTCGAGGCCGTGCTCAGGGTGCACTACGACGACGGGCCGTCCCAGGGCTACTTCGGCGACCCAGCCCCGTACTCGTACGGCAGGCGCGCCCACTGCTGCTCCATGTGCGGCACGCACGGCGAGTACGGCGTCGAGTGGCCCTGCCCGACCGTCCGCGCGATCGCCGCGGCGCTGGGCGTGGAGCCCTAGACCGCCATGGATCGCTACACCCACGCCCGCGACTGGCTGATCTCCGTCGCGGGCTGGCACGAAGCCACGCGACGGATCGCCCTCGAGGCCCGCATCCTCCGCGTCGATCCCCAATCCCCGACGGCGATCCGCCACGCGATCGCCACCTACCAGGCGGAGACCGGCAAGTCGCCGGCCCGCAACCCTCTCCCGGGCGAGACCTACGGCCGGGAGGACCTTCAGGAAGGACTCATCCCATGAGCGCAACCATCAAGCTCTCCAGCAAGCTCCCCGGGGACGCGGAGATCAATGGCCTCGACGGCCTCCACGATCGGCTGTGTATCGACGCGACGCCGATCCTGTGCCTGGCGTGGATCGTGCCGACGACGAAGACCGCGGACATCGAGACCGGTGAGGAGGTCCCGCGGGTCGAGGTCCGCCGGATCGAGCCGATCGGCCCCGTGACCACGGTGCCGACGCAGATCACCACCCTCGCGGCCGAGTTGTACGAGCGCCGCACCGGCCGCGCCGCCCTCCCGATCACCTCGCTGCTCGCGCCGACCGGGGACGTCGAGGAGATCGACGACGAGCGCATGGTGAAGGCCGACGTCGCCGCCGCGGAGATGCTCATGAGCATGTCCCCCGAGGAGCGTGACGTCGCGATGTCCGACGGCGACGACGAGGCGCGGCAGCACCTCGCGCTGGTCCCGGACGACGGCGCCGACGTGTACGTGTTCGACGGCCAGGACTATGACGATGAGTGAGTACGTCCCGACCCTCGACGAGATCCGCCACCACTACGACCCGACCCTCAACGACCGCTTCGCCGCCGTCCCGCTCGAGCAGCTGACCTCGGCCGTGGAGGCGGAGTTCGATCGCTGGTGGGCGACGGTCGAGGCCGAGTTCGCAAGGCTCTGCACCAAGCTCCAGAGCGTCGGGCTCTGGCCGGAGTGCGCCGAGTGCGGCTGTAGCGACTCGGAGGCCTGCCTGGGTGGCTGCTACTGGGCGACGTTCCCCGACGACGACGGCGGCCGCCTGCTGTGCAGCTCGTGCGTCGAGCCGGAGGAGGTGGCGTCGTGCCCGCCGAGCCCGCAGTAGACCCCACCGACACCCAGATCGACACCGACCTGCGCGCCTGGCTCTGGCACCGCCACGAGCTAGACCGCCACGGTCTCGCGAACGAGCGCACCCTCGACCGCCGTGCCCACTTCCCGGGGCTGGTCGATGCCGTCGAGGCCCTCCTCGACTGGTCCGGCGATCGCCTCTATCCCGGCAACCCCCGAGATCTCGACACCCGCCCGAGAACGGCCGCACTGGACGCCGCGGCCGCCGAGATCCGCGCCATCCTCCACCACCACCTCATCCCCGAAAGCGAGACCCGTCGTGAGAGCTCTCCTGATCCCTGCCGATCCGATCAACAAGGTGGTCGACGTCGACATCGACGTTGATGCCCCGGGCAGCCACAAGGCGCTCGCGAAGATGATCGGCGCCGACTCGGTCGAACTCGTGCGCTCGACGGTGCCCGGCGTCGCCCTGATCATCGACGAGGCAGGCTTGCTCCGCGCCAAGCCTGCACCGGCGAACTATCGCGCGTCGAACACCCTCATGGTCTCCGCCGTCGTCGGCGACGTCCTCGCGGTCTCCACCGGCCTCGATGCCGACGGCCAGCCTGACATCGCTGACCTCACCGCGGAGCACCGCGCCGCCGTGATGCGAGCCATCGACCTGGCCGAAGGTCGGGCCGAGATGCGCTCCGCGATCGAAATGTACGAGCAGCTCAACGGGGTCATGGCGTTCTTCGTCTACCGGGCCGACGAGGGCATCTACATCCGTCAGACGTCGACGGAGCCCGTGTCCGGGCTGGTGACGCTCGCCGTCACGGCCGGGCTTGAGGAGATCGCGCGGAACATGCGCGCCGGGCTCGCGCAGGCGCTCGCGGACGAGGACGGGCTGTGATGGCCCGCCACGATCCGCGCCAGGCCCGGTTCGGGCCTGACCTGTACGCCCACGCCACCGCCTACTGGCTACCGTCCGCCCGCTGGCCCAAGCGGTACCGGTGGGCGCCCGCCCGCACGCTGCGCCGACGTCAAGGCCGTGCGATCCGACGTCGCCAGCGTGAGTTCCTCGCCGCTGAGGCCGCCGAGGTCAAGCTGCTACACATCGGGCCGGCGCCGGCGGAGTGGTCGGCCCTGGCCGTCATCATCGCCCGGGTCGCCGACGCCGTCCGCGCCGTCGGTCTCGGCCTCGCGGCCGCCATCGAGCGGGAACGGCAGGCCCGCACCATCACGGGCGAGACGGCATGATCCTGCAGCTCCGAGTGGCCGGCATCCCGCAACCGAAGGGCAGCATGAAGTGCGTCGGCCGCGGCGGCGGTCGTCACCAGCTGGTCGAGGACGACAAGACCGGCGAACGCCGACGCTGGCGCAAAACCCTCACGGAGGCCGCGACGCAGCTCGCCGGGCGTCTTCCTGATGGTGGGGACGCCGGCGTGATCGTCGGCGTCCTCGCCCTCGTCCCCAGACCCGCCTCGGCCGCCAAACGCGCCTTGCCGACGACCCGCTCGGCCGGGGACGCCGACAAGCTCTTCCGCGCCGTCGGCGACGCCCTCGACCAGGCGGACGTGTACACCGACGACTCCCGCATCATCCTCGCCCTGTCCGCGAAGGCCTACGCGCCCGACGGTAAGCCGGGCGCGATCATCTGGGTCGCCCCGGTCGGTACCCGGCCGGGGCGAATCCTTGACCTCATGCTCGACGCCGCGCCCGCCCTCTGCGGCCCTCCAACCCTCATCTAGGAGATCAGTCGTGATCCAGCAGCGAGACCCCGACCACATCGCCGGAAAGGACTTCCTCGGCGACCGGTGGGACGCGCGTGTCGCCCCGCCGATCCCACAGCTGGGCATCCCGGCCCTGATCACGATCCGCACCCTCGAGGGCTCGATCCAGCTCGAGGGTGCGGATGCCCGGGCGCTCGCCGAGTGGCTCACCAGTGCGGTCACGCGGGAGGCGTAGATGCTGGTCTATCCCATCACCCTGGGCGCCGCCAACGGCCTCGTGGCGCTGCATCATCGCCACGCCGGCCCCGTCGTCGGACACCTCTACTCGCTCGGGCTGTTCGGCGACGACTGGGAGGCCCTTGGTGCCGTCATCGTCGGCCGACCCGTCGCCCGAGCGCTGGACGACGGCACAACGGTCGAGGTCACCCGCCTGGTCACGCTCGGGGCCCGCAACGCCTGCTCGGCGCTGTACGGCGCAGCCTGTCGCGAGGCCCGCCGACGCGGCTACCACTTGGTCGTCACCTACACCCGCGCGGACGAGCCCGGAACCTCGCTTCGCGCCGCCGGGTTCACCTCCGTGGCCACGACGCGGGGACGGCAGTGGGACACGCCCTCGCGGCCTCGTCGCCGACGCCCGGTCACGGACCGGGTCCGCTGGCAAAGGGTGCTCTGATGGGCTGGCGGTTGGCGCTCGCGGCACGCGAGGCACAGCAGGCGGGCACAGCCGGTGCTCTGTCCGACCGCGCCCGCCTCGCCCTCGATCACATGTGCTGGACCGCCCGCGACGTCCCCAGCGACACCCAGCCCTCCGGCGAGTACTTCGAGGGATCGGCAATGCTCGGCCGCTACCTGATCGCCGGAACTGCCTCGGAGGCGGGCTATCAGCGCGCCGGCGATCGTGCCCTCACCGAGCTGGAGGCGGCTGGCCTGGTCGCGAAGATCAACATCAAGGGCGGGCGCCGGAAGGTGCACTGGCGGATCATCATCGGGGACCGGTGGGCGCCCGCCAAGGCTGTGGATAACTACTACGATGACGTCCTTGTCTAGCCCCCGAGTCGGCCCGTCTGATTACACAAACCGGGCCCGTCTGATTACACAAAAAGGCGCCTCTGATTACACGCCCGTGTGTGATCCCAATAGAGGAGTACAAGAGGAGTACGAAAAAGAGGAAGCACGTGGTCACCCAAACCTGACCACTTACGTGGGCTGTGGACAACTCGCGGCCACTGAAGATCGAGACGAGGAAGGAGCGAGCCGATGACCTGGACCGTCGAACAAACCACCTGGACGCTTCACCACCTCCCGAGCTGGGCCCAGCTGCTCCCGATCGCCGCCGTCTCGCCGCGCCAATCCACGGGCGGCAGCGGTACGCGTTCCGCCGACCCCGCGCTCTCCACAATCCTCAACCTCGAAATCGCGTCGCTCCTCGACGACGTCGAACACCACCTCCCAATCGCGGCCCTCGGCCCCCGAGGCGCAATCGCCCCCCAGCGGATGGGCATCCGCCCCGCACTCGCCACCTGGGCGCTCGCGATCGAGGTCGACGCCATCGACGCACTCGCGCTGGCACCGCTCGACGACGGCCTCGACACCCCCGGGCTATGCGGCTGGCTCACCCAGCCCGGGCTCCTCGCCTGGGCCGAAGCGAACTGGGACCAGTGGCCCCAACTCGCCGACGACGTGATCGACCTCGCCGCACGCTGCTACGCCGCCGTCGCCCACCTCATCACCGGCGACGACGCCCCCGACCCAGACCCAATCTGCGCCGCCTGCCAGCGTGGCAGACTCCGAGGAGCCCACGGCTTCGCCCGCTGCGACCACTGCGACCAGGCCGTCATCGTCCGACCCGTCACCATCACCGAAGCCGCCAGAGCCACCGGCCACCCACGCTCCACCATCTACCGCTGGGCAGCCGAAGGCCGCTTCGTGAGGATCGTCGGGAACGACGGGAAGCCCCGCTACGACCTCGGCGAGATCTCCGCCGCCGTCGCACAAGCCCGGCTCGACGCGATTGTGCTACCGTGAGAATCAGCGGCGCATCGCACGCCCAAAAACAGGAACCCCGCCAGGCTCGAGCCCACCGCTCGCCAGCGGGGTTCCTCACACCCAGGAGAAGATCGGCGATGCCCACCGCACCCCCCACCCGCTGCCACTGCGGCCACCCCGCCACCAACCAAGGACGCTGCGACCAACACCAGCCCAAGCCATGGGAACGCCCCAGCATCCGCAACCAGAAGCTCAACCGGTGGCAGTGGCAGAAGACCGCGGAAGATTTCCTCCGACACCACCCCCGCTGCGCATGGTGCGGAGCCGAAGCCACCCAAGTGGATCACATCATCCCCGTCGCTGACGGCGGTGCGCTCTACGACCACGCAAATCTTCAGGCGCTATGCGCCCTCGATCACGACAAAAAGACCAAAGCGGAAGCCGCGACCCGAAGACAGCGGCGCAAGAAGTAACCCCGCGACGGCGGCAACCGTCCGGGGCCATGACCGACTTCGAAGGAGTCGATATGCCGAACCGTACATGCATTCGCTGTGGAGCGATCTTCACCGCACCCAACGGCAGCCGAGGGCAGTGGCGGCGCTACTGCGGCCAGGCCTGCGCGAACACACCCAGGCCAGCGCCGAGCCTGCCCACCTGCACCATCGTCGGTTGCACGAAGGCAGCTAACCGGCTCTCACGCACGATCTGCGAGATGCACTACGGTCGGCTGCGCCGCAGCGGGACGCTCGACGCCAGGCCTCAGCGCGCCGCCCGGGAGACCTGCACAGTGCCCGAATGTGGCGAGCCGGACAAAGGACCGCACGGGCTCTGCGCCAAGCACTACACCCGCCTTCAACGTCACGGGTCCACGGATGTCGTCCTCAAGGCGCCGCCTCAGCGCGCCGCCGAATCGCCCACCTGGAAGGGTGACGACGTGGGGTACCGGGCCGTTCACGTGCGACTCCGCACCGAACGAGGCCCAGCAGCCGCCCATCCGTGCGTGGACTGCTACGGCCGCGCTGCGCATTGGTCCTACGACCACGCAGACCCCGACGAGAAGCAGTCCTCGCACGGGCACTACAGCACCGATCCGGAGCACTACCAGCCTCGCTGCGTCAGCTGCCACAAGCGGTTCGATCTCGACTTCCTGGCGGCGTAGGGGAGGGGGGTTTGCGCCTGAGCGCCGGACCCGCTCCTCCCCGCACGGCCACCTCGCCGTGAAATATCCCAGACCCGGGACCACCCCTTCGACCGAGAGGAGACGCCCATGACCGCCGCTGAGCTTGAGGCCGACCTGCTGATCAGGATCGAGGGCGGTGAGCCGATCCAGGTCGCCACCGTGCGTTTCCCGGTCGTGGTGGGGACCGATGGCGTGGTCCGATGTCGCCTAGCCGAGTACCTCGTGCCCGCGATGCGCGCCGTCGCCGAGGCGGCCGAGGAAACCAACAGAGCGGGGGAACGACGATGATCCCAGCGACGCTGCAGGACCTCGCCGTGCCGCTGGACACGCTCCGGCCGTACGCGCGGAATCCGCGCCGTGGCGACGTCGCGACGATCGTGGAGTCCCTGCGAGCCAACGGGCAGTACCGGCCGATCGTGGTCCGGTCGTCCACCCGCGAGGTCCTGGCGGGCAACCACACCCTGGCCGCGGCCCGGGAGCTGGGCTGGTCGGAGATCGCGGCGACGTTCGTCGACGTCGACGACGAGCAGGCGGCTCGGATCGTGCTCGTCGACAACCGCGCGAACGACGTCGCCGGCTACGACGAGGCTGAGCTCGCCGAGCTGCTGCGGGGGCTCCCGGACCTCGAGGGCACCGGCTATGACCAGGCGGCTCTCGATGCGCTGGTCTACGGGCTCGAGCAGGCCCCGGCCCAGGCCCCTGATGGCATTGATGAGCTACCTGACGCCCAGCCGATCGCCCGGCTCGGGGATGTGTTCGTTCTCGGCCCTCACCGGGTCGTCTGCGGGGACGCCACCGATCCGGAGGCTGTCGCGGCGTTGATGGTGAGGGAGCGGGCTCAGGCGATGTGGACGGACCCGCCGTACGGCGTCGAGTACGTCGGCAAGACGAGGGATGCGTTGCGGATCGTCAACGATGGCAGCGACGGGCTTGAGCAGCTGCTCACTGATGCGTGGCCGTCGGCGCTCGCCGCGCTCGAGCCGGGGTCCCCGGTCTACGTGGCGCACTCGGACACGCGCCGGGTGACGTTCGAGACGACCCTCACCGGCGCGGGGTTTCTGATCCGGCAGAACCTGATCTGGGTCAAGGACGTCCTGGTGCTGGGGCACTCGGACTACCAGTACCGCCACGAGCCGATCCTCGCTGCGGAGGTCCCTTCGCATGAGCCCGTGCTGTACGGGTTCGCAGGCGCGAAGCCCGGCCGGCTAGGCCGGGGCGGGCCGTGGTGGTTCGGCCCGAACTCGGCGACGACGGTGTTCGAGGTCCCGAAGCCGCCACGAAACGCCGTGCATCCGACGATGAAGCCGGTCCAGCTGATCTGCGACATGCTCGCCAACAGCGTGCGCCCGGGCTGGCGGGTCCTCGACCTGTTCGGCGGCTCCGGATCGACCCTGATGGCCTGCGAGGTCCACGGCGCGGCGGCCCGGCTCGTTGAGCTGGACCCGCGGTTCGTCGACGTGATCTGCGCACGCTGGCAGAAGCACACCGGCCAGCTGCCGCTGCGCGACGGCGTGCCGTGTGACTTCCTCGAGGCAGCGTGATGGCGGTCCCGGCCGGGTCGAAACGGAAGGCCGCGCCGGCGCAGCTGCGGATCGTCGGCGGGCGCGGCGTCCGGAAGGACGGGATCCCGACCGACTCAGGTGGCCGACCGATCGAGCAAGGCCCTGACTTCAAACGCTCAGCGCCGACCAAGCCCGACGATCTCTCGGCCGACGCCGCCGTGCTGTGGGATCTCGTCGTCGACCAGATGAGCACCATCGGCTTGCTGAAGCCGCTCGACGGCCCGGCGCTGCAGGTCGCGTGCGAGAACTACGCGCGGTGGAAGGAAGCCGTCCGTTTTCGCCAGGCTCACGCGCTGCTCGCGAAGAACAGCCAGGGCACCGTCGCGGCGCCGTGGATCGGGATCGAGGAGCGCGCGAGCCGGGAGTTCAGGGCCTGGGCTGCGGAGTTCGGGTTCACCCCAGCGGCCGAGAAGGCGCTCGCCGGGGAGGTAGCAGGTGTCGACACCAGTGCAGGAGCAGGAGGAAACAACCCCTTCTGACGACGGGGTTGTGCTGCCGGACGCGAAGGAGCTCCGCCGGCTGAAGCTCGCCCCCGAGATCGCCTGGTACCTCCTCTCGCGGGGCTGGGACCTCCCCGCCCATCCGCCGCTGGAAAAGACCCCGGACGGCTCATCCCACCCCGATGCAGCCTTCTCGCCGGAGGCCGTCGACGCGGCGATCAACGCGCTGCGGCACATGCGGCACACGAAGGGCCGGCTTGCCGGGCTACCGCTGAACCCGGACGCGTGGCAGGTCGCCTACATCATCGCGCCGATCTTCGGCTGGCTCCGCCCTACCGAGGCCGGGACCTGGGTGCGAGTGACCCGCACGGCGTTTGTCGAGGTGCCGCGCAAAAACGGGAAGTCGACGATCTCGGGCGGCCTCGGCCTGTACTTGTGCGGCGCCCCCGGCGCCGAAGTCGTGGCCGCCGCCGCGTCGAGGGACCAGGCCAGCTTCGTGTTCGGGCCCGTCAAGGCGCTGGTCCAGAAGTCGCCGGATCTGCGCGGCCGGTTCCGACCGCTGACGGGCAAGATCCTCCACCCGGTCTCCGGCTCCGAGTTCAAGGTCATCTCCTCGGTCGGCGACACGCAGCACGGCGCGAACATCCACGGCGCGATCATCGACGAGATCCACGTCCACCGCACCCGCGACCTGGTCGACGCGCTCGAGACCGGCACCGGCTCCCGCGAGCAGCCGCTCGTGATCATGATCACCACCGCCGGCGACGGCAAGCCGAACACGATCTACGCCATCAAGCGCCGCCTGGTCGCGCAGCTGGCGAAGGGCACCCTGAAGGACCCGACGACCTACGGCGTGATCTGGGGCCTCCCTCCTCGAGCGAACCCGCTGAACCCGAAGAACTGGCCGATCGCGAACCCCGGATACCCGGTCTCGCCGACGCACGACTTCCTCGTGTCGGCCGCGGCCCGGGCGCGGACGTCACCGGCAGAGCTCGCGCTCTTCAAGCGCCTGCACGCCGGGCAGCCGACACGGCAGACAACGGCCTACCTGGACCTCAAGAAATGGCAGGGGAACCGCCGCGGCCGGTGGCCGCTGAAGCCGGAGCAGCTTGCCGGTCGGCGAGCGTTCGGCGGGCTTGACCTCGGCGCCGTCTCCGACCTCACGGCTCTGTGCTGGCTGCTGCCCGACGATGAGAACGGCGGCTTCGACGCCATGTGGCGGTTCTGGGCACCGGAGGGTGCCCTCCCTAGCTTGGATCGGCGGACGTCGGACAACGCGTCGAAGATCTGGGTGCCGAAGGGCTGGCTGACGATCACCCCCGGCGACGTCACCGACTACGACTGGATCAAGCAGGCGATCACCGAGGACTCCGAGCACCTCGAGGTCGCCTCTATCGGGATGGACATGTGGAACGCGACCCAGCTGTCCAACGACCTCCAGGCCGCGGGCTTCCCGCTGATGAAGGTCAGGCAAGGGTTTCAGACCATGTCGCCGGCGCTGAAAGAGGTGCTGCGGCGGATGCTCCGCAAGGAGTTGCGGCACGACGGGAACCCGGTCACGGAGTGGTGCGTCGACAACCTCGCGGTAGCGATGGATCCGGCCGGGAACGTGAAGCCCGACAAGGCCAGCTCGGCGGACAAGATCGACGGCGTCTCCGCGCTGTGCAACGCGATGTCCGAGGCGATCGGCACCGCCGTCGAGGAGTCCGCCTACGACGAACACCACGGCCTCCTGGTCGTGTGAGAGATGGAGAACACGAGATGCTGCTGTACACCGGCCACAAGATCGTCATCAACCTGGTTGATGGGTCCGCGATCCGCGGGCGGCTCGGCTGGCCCTGGGCCCGCGGCTGTCTGCGGATCCTCGACGCGGAAACGATCGACGACGGCGCCGTCGACGACGTTCCCGGCGTGCTGATCGTGCCGAAGGCCCGGATCATGCTGGTGCAGGTCCTCTGATGGGGCTCACCCTGCAGCGCGCTGGGGGCAGCGTGTGGAAGAGCCCAGATGCCCCGATCCCGATCGAGCAGTGGGCGCCGGCCGAGCGGGACCCGCTGCGGCTGTGGCGGGCGCAGCCCAGCCTCCGGAAGGTCGTCGGGTTCATCGCCGAGCAGATCTCCCAGCTGCCCTGGCACGCGTTCGAGCGAGTCTCCGACACCGACCGGCAGCGCGTCCAGGGGTCCCGCGCGGAGCAGCTGCTCCGCCACCCCGCACCGCTGATCGGTGGGGCCGCGCTTCTCGAGGCCATGGTCATCGACTGGATGCTGTGGGACCGCTACGCCGCGATCGTCGACGGCGACCAGATCGTCCGGCTCCCCCCACGGCTCTGGACCATCAAGTCCGACGCGATCGGCCGACCCGTCAAGGTGTTGTTGCTGACCCCGCCCGACCAGCCGGACATCGACCTCACCGAGGCCCCGCTGATCATCGACTGGGGCTGGTCCGACATCGCCGCCGGCGGCATCTCGCCGCTGATCACGCTCGCCGAGATCCTCGACGAGGCCCGCGAATCGGTGAAGTGGCGCAAGCGCCAGTGGGACACCGCCCCACGGTTCGGCGGGCTACTGAAGCACCCGAAGACCTTCAGGGACACGAAGACGCGCGAGCGGTTCGAGATCTCCTGGAAGGCGTGGCAGGAGGGCCGGCGGGGTACCCCGATCCTCGAAGACGGGCTGGAGTACCAGGCCGCGCCCCAGCTGAACCCCCGCGACGCCCGGGACATCGAGGGCCGGCAATGGACCGATACCGAGGTCGCGGGCGCCTACGGCATCCCGCCCGAACTTCTTGGCATCCGCCCAGGGAACTTCTCGAACATGGCGGCGCTGCGGTCGATGCTGTTCGGCCCGACGCTAGGGCCGAAGATCACGCGCCTCGAGCAGGCCGTTGCCCGCGTCGCCAACACGCTTGACCCGGGCCGGCCCGGTCTCTACCTCGAGCTGTCACGGGAGGCGGCCATCAACGGATCGCTGATCGAGCAGGCCCAGGTCCTGCAGACCATGACGGGCGGCCCGATCATGACTCGTGCCGAGGCCCGGGCGCGGCTGAACCTGCCGCACCTCGAGGGCACCGACGAGCTGATCGTCCCGCTCAACGTCCTGGAGGGCGGGCAGGCATCGCCGACCGACTCCGGGTCACAGAACCGCGCCGGCGCCAACGGCCCCGTCCAGAGCTTCGGCGAGATCACCGAACATGAAAGGGGGCCTATCTAGTGCCCACGCATCTGCGAGACGCCACGGTCCAGATCCGGCCGGACTGGTGCCGGATCGAAGCACGCCTCCCCGATGGGGAGACCGCCGGCGAGGCCGACGTCTACATCTTCGACGAGATCGGTTACTGGGGCACCACCGCCCGCGAGTTCGCCGAGCAGGTCGCCGACCTGGACGTCGGCCGGATCACGCTCCACCTCAACTCGCCGGGCGGCGATGCCTGGGACGGTGTCGCGATCGCCAACGTCCTGCGCCGACACCAAGCTCGCGTCGACGTCGTCGTCGAGGGCCTGGCCGCGTCGGCCGCGTCGCTGATCGCGATGGCCGGCGACCACATCACGATGGCGCCGTCGTCGATGATGATGATCCACGACGCCTCCGGGTTCGCCTGGGGCGACGCCGATACGATGCGGGAATCCGCGGAGATCCTCGACAAGCTGTCGGACTCCTACGCCGACGCCTACGCCCGCCGCGCCGGCGGCGACCGCGAGCAGTGGCGCGCCACGATGCGCGCCGAGACCTGGTACACCGCCGCGGAGGCCGTGGCGGCCGGTCTTGCCGACGAGTGGGACGAGTCCCTACCCGCGGTCGCCCACGCCCAGTTCCGGCGCGTGAAGGCCCGCAGAGCCCCATCCCCGCCCGAGGCGGAGATCCGACCTCCGCTGCCCGCCCAGGCGCAGCCCGACCCCGAGCCCGACCAACCGGCCGGGCCCAACCACCACCAGCAGGGCGCCCTCGCGCTGCTGACCAGCCTCTGACCTGAAAGGACAGAACCGCATGAATCTCAAGGAACTGCTCGCCAAGCTCCTCCAGGAGCGCGACGAGCTTGTCGCCAAGGCAGCCGCCGCAGGCGGCCTCGACGAGGCGGGCGCGCAGCGCGCCATCGAGATCGCCGAGGAACACAAGCGCCTCACCGCGCTCCTCGCACAGCAGGACGCCGCGAACGCCGCGCTCGCCCAGATCCCCACCGTGGAGGTCCACGAGCCCGAGCAGCCCACCGACCGGCCGACCGGCCGCACCCTCGGCGAACGCTTCGTCGCGTCGGCCGGGTACCGCGACTTCCAGTCGCAGCACCCCCACGGCATCGCGGACGGCACCCCGATCAGCATCCGGATGGCCGCCACGATCAACCGCGAGGCGACCGGCGTCGAGGGCGTGCTGCCCGAGTGGACCGACGACCTCACGTACCGGCCGCCGCGCACCCTGATGGACCTCATCACCACCGGCACCACCGGCAAGAGCTACCTGCCCTACCGGCAGCTGATCGCCGTGACGAACAACGCCGCGATCGTCGCTGAGGCGAAGGACAACGCCGGCACCGGCACCACCGGAGGCGTCAAGCCGCTCTCGACGCTGACGTTCGCCCCGGCCGAGGCCAAGGTCGCCGACTACGCCGACGGCATGGAGGTCACGAACCAGGAACTCGAGGACGATGGCGCGATCAAGGCGCTGATCGACTCGAACCTGACCGCGAACCTGCACGACCGGATCCAGGACAAGCTCCTCAACGGCACCGGCGTCGGCATCGAGCCCAAGGGCCTGTTCAACATCACCGGCGTGCAGCAGCAGGCCTTCGCCACCGACATGCCCACCACGATCCGGAAGACGATCACGAAGCTCCGCAACGTCGGCGCGAGCGTGCAGGCCGTGTTGCTGAATCCTGCCGATGACGAGGCCTGGGACCTCCTCAAGGACGGCGAGGGCCGCTACCTCGGCGGCGGCCCGTTCGGGGTCTCCCCGGCGACGGCGTGGGCGGTGCCGCGCATCGGCTGCAACGCCGTCCCGATCGGCAAGGCCCTCTTGGGCAACTTCAAGACGATCCACTTCCTGACCAGGTCGCCGATCGAGATCCTCGTGTTCAACCAGCACAAGGACTACGCGCAGAGGAACTTGAACTACGTGCGCGCGGAGACCCGCGCCATGCAGATGTTCCGGGCCCCTGGGCACCTGGCGATCGCCGACCTCGTTGCTGGCGGCTAGGCCATGAGTGACGAGCTGGTGATGGTCGTCGTCGACGGCATCCGCTACCGACCGGAGGATGCCGAGCGCCTCGGCGTCCTGCCGGTCGGGGAGACGCCCGGGCTCGGCGTGCAGGCGGAGGCCCCCGAGCCCGAGGCAGAGGAGGTGGCCGACGATGCCGAACCCGACGCTGGCGACCCCGGAGCACCTGGCACTGCTCCTCGGGCTCCCCGAAAACGACCCGCGCGTAACGCTGGCGCTCCGAAGGGCGAGTGACGCCTTCGCCGACGCCGTCGGATACCCAGTCCACGAAGTGGTCGACGACCAGGTCCTACTCCGGGGGGACGGCTCACCCGAGCTGCTCCTTCCGGCGCGGCCCGTGTCGCAGGCCTCCGTGGCGATCGCCGACACGACCGAGACCGCCGACACGGCACCCGGCGCCGCGCTCCTCCTCGACACCCGCCTCGGGATCCTGACCCGCCGCGCCGGCTGGCCCGCCGGCATCCCGGTGCTGGTCACCTACACCCACGGCTGGTCCGAGATCCCTGGTGCGATCGTCGACGTCGTCCTCGAGCGCGCCGTCCACGTCGCCGAAGCCCTCGGCGTCTACCAGTCCACCGGCCCGTTCAGCATCACCTCGGCCGCGGCCGGTGGCGTCACGCAACGCTGGGCCGAGACCGTCGAGCGGTACCGGATCGGCGCCGGTGACCGGTCATGAAGCCGGTCACCCAACGGCCCTGCACGGGCTGGGTCACGGACTCCCTCGGCGAGACCACAGAGCGCGCCTTCGGCACCCCCCGGTCGCTGGTCGCCTCGGAGGTCTCGCCGGGGGCCTCAACCGAGGCCGGGCAGGCCACCGACGACACCGTCACGTCCCACTGCCAGTTGCTGTTCGCCGGCAAACACGTGCCGTCGACGGCCCACGACCAGTGGACCATCGACGGCCTGGTCTGGGAGCAGGACGGCGAAGGCGGGGCGTGGCCGCTCGGCACCGTCATCAACCTCGTCAGGAGAACCGGATGAGCCGACTGCGATTCAACCCCGGCGCTTTCAAGGAACTTCGCACCTCGCCCGGCGTCACCGCGTATACGCGCGAAGTCGCCGAGCAGGTCGCGGCGGCTGCGGGGCCGGGGTTCGCGGTCAAGCCGGGCGCCGGCCGGAACCGTGCCCGGTTCGTCGTCGTCCCGACAACCCCGGATGCCTACCGGGCGAACTACGAGGACCTGGCCGTCGTGCGAGCGCTCGGCGGCATCTAGCAATGGAAGGAGCCCCGTATGCGTACGGTGCACATCATCACCGAGACGGGAGAGTCGGCGCAGGTCGCGGCGGACGTCGCCCGTCACTTGGCCCAGGTCGGGAAGGCCCGAATCGTCGACGCCCCGCCCGAGCCCGTCGCCGAGCCGGAGCCCGTCGTCGAGGAACCCCCGGCGACCAGCCGTCGACGGGGGCGCCGCGATGCGGATCCCGATCCCAAGAGCGCCTGACCTCCTCGCCCTCTGGCGGACAAGGATCCTCGACGACCTCGCCGAGGAAGGCATCGCTGCCGACGTCGGACCGAAACGGCCCGCGAGCGTTGCGGGCCTGCAGGGCCGATTCGTCCGGATCATGTGTCTGGGTGGCCCCTGGCGCCGCCGGGCGCTGTGGTACCCGCGGCTCGCGACCGAGGCCTGGGCACCCAGCGTCGCCCAGGCGCGTGAGCTCGACGCGATCGTTGCCCGGACCACTGCCCGCCTCGAGGGCTACAGGCAGCAACCCAGCCCCACCAACCCGGTGGGGTTCTTCATTTCGTCGTGCTCCCTGGACGTC